GGCGTGGCGGACGGTCCCGTGAGCCGGAGGCCACGGCGGTCAGCTTCTTCTTTGCGGCAAGGGCTTTGCGCTCGTCCTCGATCTTTTGCAGATCCATGAGCGCCTGCTCTTGCTGCTTTGCAAAATCCGTTTGCTGCTTGGCCAGAGTAGCGCCAAAGGTGTCGCCGGAAAGGGTGAGGGATAGCTCGTTATACGTGCCCATCAGTTCGCCCAGGCTCTGCTCGGCCTTCATGGCGTCCTGAGTCAGGGTCTTGATGGTCGACGCGCCTTCACCGTTGTCGCTTTTTTTGATGATGGGCGCGGACTTCTTCGTCGTCTTTTCCGAACTCTCCCCTGCGCCCTTCTTGGGCTTATTGCCACCAAGCCAGACATCAGTGTAGCCCTTACCGATGTCATCTATGTCCTCCCAGACGGAGGTATTGAGATCCTTCCAGTTCTGTTTGAACCGCTCTGCACCATCAACAAAACCTATTTTGAGGCCGTGGTTAAAAGCGGTGTAGGCGGCAGCCCCGGTGGCTGCAATATTTTTCCCAATAAACAAAGCAGGAGCAGCAAATATTTCTACGACATTTTTTGCGCTGATTGCAGCATAGATTACGCCACGGGTCGCATTCTCAATCTGCTTTAGTTTCTTTCCATATTCCTCCGCGTTGTTAGCGGATCTTAAAAAATATTCTGAGGTATCGAGTAATGCTGGCATCATTCCAGACACCATGAGTATCTTAAGCGCATCCGTCCTGCTATGCAGGCGCTTGAAGTTGTCGTTCACTTCCTCGGCCTGGCGGGCAAGGTCCTCGCCAAAGGTGAGCCCCAGCCGCTCCGCCTCCTTACGCATGGCGACTATTTCTTGCGATCCCCGGTTCAACATGGGGATCATCTCTTGTCCGGACTTGCCGAACAGGGCCATGGCCAGGGCGGTCTTGGCCGCCCCGTCCTCGTACTGGCCGAACTTGTCGGAGATTTCGAGCAGGATCTGGTCCGCGCTCTTGAGCTGGCCAGAGCCGTCTTTGACTTTGATGCCCAGGGTGGCGAAGGCATCCGCCGCATCGCCGCTGCCGTCAGAGGCGGCAACCATATTCTTGCTCAGCTTGGCAACGCTTTTGTTGAAGGTCTCCTGCGACACATCCGCCAGCTTGGCGGCGTAGCTGTACTCGGTGTAGGCCTGGGTGGAAATGCCGGTCATCTGGGCCATCTTCCCGGCCTGGTCCATGTACTCGACCTGGCCCTCGATGAGTTCCTTAAGCCCGGCAACGCCAAGCCCAGCACCGGCAAAGGGGATGATGGAGCGACCCTTCTCCAGCAGGCTGGTCAATGCCTCGGCAGACGTATGCACGCGCTTGAAGGCATCGGAGGCCAGATCCTTGGCGGAGATGATGATTTGTGTTTCAGCTGTCATCTTGTGCCCCTGCCCTGTTTTGCTTTCTCTGCCGCGCCCATCTGTCCAGCTGGCGGTATTCCAGCAGCTGCATGCGCCCCAGCATCACTCTGTCCAGCCGTATGCCCAAGGCCTGCGCCGTAATCCCCAGAGCCTGGTAGTCCAGGCCAATTGCCCCGGCAAAGCCCACGCGCCACTGTGTGCTGACGCTGGTCCAAAGCTTCCACGCGGTTTTGTTTTCCGCCTTCAGCTCCGGGCCCTGGTTCTCCGGGCAGTCTTTGCAATCGTCCGCCCCATCACCGGTTCCCCGGCAGGCCTTGCAATAGGCTAGTCGGTCTGGGTCGGTTCGCCAGTCCCAGACCGCAACGAGTTTTTTACGGCGTCGGCTTCCCGGAAGTTGTAGCGCACCGTGTCGTTGTAGAGCGCCACGGCGTCGGGCCGCTTCTTCATGGCCACATCAAGCACGGCGGGCGCATAATGCTTGCGCAAAAACTCCTCCATGAACTCGTCGGACTTGCCCTCCTTCAGGGCGGCGTAGGCGCGCGCGGCATGCCCCTTCGAGTCCTCCCAGTCCAAAGCCGCCAGCTGCACTTCAAGCCCGCTCTCGGGCAGCGTGATTTTCTGACCCATGATCTTAGGCCTCCATGTCGTAGATTTCGTTGCGCTGGCGCACCACAACGGATGAATTCGACGCGCCGCCGTCGTAGAAGCCCTGGTAGGCGTGCTTTTCCAAAACGCCCTTGGGGCCATCGATGGAGGGCGACGTGCGCTCGTACACCAGCTCCTCAAGGATGAACTCCAACTGGTAGCCCTCTTTGGCCAGCAAGAAGGCAAGGCTGCTGGTGGTGTTGGCAATGGCCTTGTCCACAAGGTCAACGTCCTTAAACAGGGCTTCCAGGTTGCCGGTGATCTTGAGATCGCCTTCCGTGATGTCGCCGCGCTCGCCCGCCTTGTCGGGCTCATTGATGGTGTACTTGTCGCCGTCCAGGCCAAGATCCAAGTCCAGGCTCACCGTGGTGACGCGCTCGGAATAGGCCGCGCCGCCTTCGGTGAGGCTCAGATCCTTGTGGCTGAACTTGCTCACCGGCCATTCGACGGGGTTCGCGAAGTAGCTGGTGGCGTCTTTGTCCTCGCCCGCGCCCATGAACGAAATGGTTGCGCTCACGGTGCCTTCGCCACCAAGGCTCAAAGAGAGCTTGCTGGCCTTGACCCCGCGCTCCAGAAAATACTGGGGCAAATCGGGAAAGGCCTTCTCGTTCAGCATGCTGGGCTGGATATCGCCCACCTTGAAGATCTTGTCGTAGAAGTTCACGCGGCCGGTCACCTCGCCCGCGGTGAATGTCTCGGCGGTGTAGGTGGCGGTCACCAGCAGCTCGTTCGCCGTGGTGCCGCGCAGCACTGTGTAGGTGGCGTCATAGTGGGCGCTGCCCGCCACGATGAGCCGCGCGCCGACGGGCAGGCCATGCGCCGCGCAGGGCAGCCCGACCTTGCCGCCGCCGGCATCGCGCACCGCGCCGACAATGGCCTTGGACCACCCCAGGGATACCGTCTCATCGCCCGCGAAGGTTTCCGCCGTGTAGGTCTTGGTGATGACCAGCTGGTCCGTCGACGTGCCCACCTGGAGCACATAGGCGCCGTCGTAATTCGTGCTTCCCGCGATGATGACCGGAGCGCCCGCGCGCAGGCCATGGGCCGCGCAGGGCAGGCCGACCTTGCCATTGCCCTTGTTCACGGCCGGGCCAATGCTCAAAAGCTTGTCCGCCACCATGACGTTACTGGTGGGCAATCCGAACAGTGAGCGCAAATGCACAAGGAAATTGTGCGCATCCACCGGGACTTTAAGATCGCCTGAAACGTCGACATTGCCCACGCCGGGCTTGGTGGGATCGCGCCGGCCGGTCAATGTGCCGTCATCCGTCGTGAGCTTGCTGGCGGCCACAATGCCGTTGCTCATGATGGGCACGCGCCAGCCCTTGCGATTTTCGGCGGCGGGCACGGTGTTGAAGTCGGTCTCGAAGTCGACGATGGTCTTGCCCTTGTAACCTCTGGCCTGCTTTTTCTGGGTCATGGCTGGTGCCTCCTTGGTGTGCGCGCCTTAGATGGTGCGGGTGCGGTCGACGTGGAAGAAACAAACGGCCTCGAAAAAGTTCTGTATGGAGGTGGGGGTTTCCGCCTCCCAGCGCGAGGGCGGGTACTCGGTTTCGCCCAACACCTGGCACACGGCGGAGAAGAACAACCCCAGGCTTTCCACACCGCGCAGAATCTCGCTTGTGGCACCCACCCTCTGGCGTTGTGCGTCGTAGATGCCAAGATCAAGGCAAAGGGTTGATTCGTCCTGCTCCGCCTCGAATCCGCCGTTATCCGTAAGCGGAACGATGGCGATGTACGGGGCGATGTCTTGCCCGGCCTTATCTTCCTCCGGAACCCCCAAAAGCACCGTGAGCCCGGCGTTGAAGCGATCCTGGCAAAACGCCTCCAGCTCCGGGGAGCCGAACAGGGCGTCGAACCACACGCGGGATATTGCAGCGACATTTTCCATGGTGATCCCCTAGGCCGCCTTCATCCGTTTCTTGAGCAGGTATTCCGATATCTTCCCTTCAAGGTATGTGGGGATCTGGCTCTCCACGGCCCGGAACACAGGACCGACAAGCGGACGGGGCGGCGTGACGATGGAGCCCTTGCCTGAAAGCTTGAGCCCGCGGGCGTTGTACAGGCGGCGCATTTTCTGCGTGACGCGCGTCTCGAACCCTTCCTGCAGCTTCATGGCCAGGGCCGATGACCGGGAAGAGAGAAAGCCGATTTGCACCCGCATGTTCGCTTTGTCGCGCCGGTAGCCTATGGCCTGGTACAAATGGCCGAACAATCCCGCATGAGGATTCGCCGAACGTGTGCTGCGGGCGCGGTCGCCTATCTGGGCGTGCAGCTTGCCAATGCCCACATGCTTGGGCCACGTGGCGCCCGGAGGCCCGCCTGCCCGCATGGACTCGCGCATCTTGTTGCGCAGGGTCCAACCAAGGGAGGCCAAGGCCTTGTTCATTTCCGGCCCGAAGGTTTGGGCAAGCATGGCCAGGTATGGCGTGGCGGTGTCGTTCACGCGGAACAGGGTTTCCCCGCCGCTGGCAAAAAACTTGTAGGAGCGGCCCTTTATGGTCACCCTGGGGGTAATGTCTGCGGCCATCAGTATTTCCCCCTCTGGTCATTGGCGCACAGGCATATCCACCACAAGGGCTCTGGCCCGGTCTTGGGCTCGCGCTGCACGTTGCGCACACGGTAGGCCAAGCCGTCGACGCTGATCGTATCTTCGTGCGTGGGCTTGGCCGGAACGTCCGCCGGGCTTAACCGGAACGAGGCATGCCGCGCCATGTTGCGGAACAGATCGCCGGGCCAGCCCTGCGGGCACAGGCCAAATTCGTAGCGGGTCACCACGGACAAGACGGTCACGGCTTCGGCCTCGCCAGCCTGATAGAAAACGCTTTCGCCCTGCTCCCGCAGGATGAAGGCGGACATGTCGGTGAAGGATGTCATGATTAGCCTCTCAGCACATAGTGCAGCACGATGGGGAGCACGACGATCTCCAGGATCGCAAAACCGCCCAGACCCATGTAGACGTGAAAGCGCAGCTTATTGATGGCCGACCACGTTTCCGCCCGTTCCTTGAGGTATTCTTCGCGCTCGGTCGCGTGCGATTCCCGGTGCTGGGTCTGCGACTGCTCCAGGCTGACAAGCCGCTGATCCTGCTTGGCGCAAAGCTCCCGGCGCGCGGACTGCGCATCCACAACCTTGGCGATGGTGTCGCGAAACAGATCGGCCTGCTCTTTGAGAGCCGCCAAGCCTTCGCGCATCTGCTCGCGGATATCCACCAGCGTGGAACGCAACTGCTCCATGCTCTGGTCGTGGAAAGCACACGGTGCGGTCATGCGGCCTCCTTGAGCTCAAAGACCATGGCCCAGGCGAGCGAAGCGCTGACAAAGTCGTGCATGTCGTCGGGATCGGCCTCGTTCGGGTCGATGCCGAAAAGCATCCCGAGAGCCCTGAAGTAGGCGTTGGCCCACACCCAGGAACAGATGGGGTAGCGGTCGAGGCTGGCCAGCTTGCGCACGGCGTACACGTTGCGCCCCATGAGCCGGGACAGCAGGGCATCGCCCAGGTGTGCGCCGATCTTGAGCAGGCCGTAATCCCGGCCCACGTAGGCCAGGGCTTGCGCGGCCACGGCCTGGCGCTGCGCGTCCGTGAGGGGCATGCAGCGCCAGACCTGGAAGGGGGTGCCGTCGTTGAATTGGGCAAACGGGCGCGTCTGCACGCTCCACAGCGCCTCGGTCACCATGCCCGGTGGGGTAAAACCCGCCACATGGTTGGCGTAGGCCTCCGGCTCGCCGGGCTTGCGCTCGGCCCAGCGGATGCCCCGCTGGATGAGGCCCGCGCCGTGGGTGAAGATGAGGTCGCCGGGGAGGAACATGGCGCGCCCTAAGCCTTGGTGAAATCCAGGTAGTATTCCTGGCCGATCTCGAAAAACGCAGCGGTTCCCGGCTTGGTGATGTTCAAGATGAAGTTGCCCGAGGGGGTTTCATCGGTGAACACTTTGTTTTCGTGGTTGGGATCAGACGAATACACGGCGTGCATGCTGATTTGGGTGGCACCGCTCGGGCATTCCTGCTTACAGCCGACCTTGAACTTTGCGCGGACAGATTCCATTCTGTGCTCCTTCTTGCTTTCTTTTGAGGTCAATTACTTCGCCAAAGCGTTGATGATGGCGCGCTGATTCGCCAGGTGCCGCTTGATGATGGCCGCGTCGCACGTCGCTGTTGGGCGCGGCCTGGGTGAAGTTGCCGAGCAGGCCCGTACTGACAAAGAGCTGCGTGCCGGCCGCTGTGTTGGCATCGGCCAGCTTTCCCGCAACATAGGTCGCCAGAGCGCCGTACGAGCTGGCGCCATCAAGCGCGGCCTCGATGTCGTTCAAAACGGTCAGGGCATCCGAAGCCTTGTATACGCCGGACGTGATGGCCGCGTAGTTGGCGAGCTGCAGCAGCACACCCGTCCCGGTGGGGTTGGGCAGAACTTTGAGAATTTCGGAATCGGTGCCGAGGTAGGCCCCGGTGGCGTTGTCGTAACTGCCGGTGCAGACGGTGGGCGGCGCGTAGGGCGTGGCCGGGCTGGGGTTGACTTTGCCGCAGCCGGACATGGCCATGAGCGCCGCCAGAAGGAAAGCGGCAAGCATGGCCGAGCCGAGCACCTCCATGTTGATGAAGCCCCCGGTACCGGGCTTGTCGAAGCCGGGGAGAGGCTGGCCGATGGGCTCGATCTTTCCGGCGGTCGGCTGTTCCAAGGGGGCCGCGCTCACAAGTTTTCCGGTGCGGGCGATCATTGGTTCGGAGAAGATACTGAGCGCGCCCTGGGGATTGATGAGAGCGAGAATGGCGGCGCCGCCGGCCATGGCTCCGGTCTGCAGGAAGTTGAACGAGGGGACCGGCATCCGCCTTGCCGAGCAAGACGATCATGGTCCAAATGCCGAGCATGACGGCGAAAGCGATGAGACAAAGGATCTTTGCGAGATTGGACATGATGCCTCCTTAGGCGGCCGGGTACTCGCCGGTCCGCATGATGTTTGCCAAACGCTCCGGGCGGTCGTCCTTGCCGCCTTCGCCGTCGCCCAGTTGCAGGGCCCATTTGCTGGCGAGCATCTGGCGCGCGGCTTCCGCGAAGTCGCCAGCGGCGAGGGCCGCAAGCATCTTCTTGAAACCAAGCAGACCGGTGATGCCCATGTTGAAGGCCATCATCACCAGCACGTCGAAGCGGGCCGGGGCGAGATCCACGGCAAAGGGCACACGGGAGTACACTTCGCTGACGGCCTTCTGCAGATCGTGCTCGGCCAGCCGCAGCGCCTGGTCCATGGTGATGACCGTGCCGAGCGCGGCTGGAATTCCAGGAACCGGGTTCGCCTCCAGGTTGTGGCCGCGGCCGATGCTGATCTTGCCGAACTTGTCGCGGTAGGCCTTCAGCCTCATGCCTTCGTCCACATCGAGCGTGGCGCGGATCCATGCCCAGCGGTCGGTGACGGAGCGGGTTGGGGTCGACATCGGTTCGTCCTTTTGTTTTGCCCCGCTCCAGCGGCCCAGGGTTCCCGGACCAGGCCGCCGGAGGCGGAGCTATGCGAGGAGGTGGCTACTCGATTAGAGAACGTCCTTGAGCAGGTAGCCCGCGGCCTTCATGGTCAGCTTTTCGGCCGTGTTCTGGCGGGCGCGGATCACGTTGCTGCGGGTCTGCTCTTCCCGGTAGCTCTCAACAACCACGGGGGTGGGGCTGTCCTGAGTCCACATGAAGGTGCGGCCCAGGCTGGGTTCACGCAGGTCCATGCCGCCGCTGGAGGTGACGCAAAGCATGGCGTAGGTGCTGGGCCAGATGCGGGCGATGGACTTCGACAGGCCCTTGTTGGCGCTGTTGTAAACGCCGCCGGCCACCAGAACGCGGTCGACGCCGAAGTACTGGGCCAGCAAGTCGGCGCCGATCTGTCCACGCTGCACGTTGGGGTTGGTGTACTTGATGCGGTCGATGAGGGCGTCGCACAGGCCAAGAGCCCGGAAAATGGGCTTGTTGATGATGAGGGTGTTGGGGGTCAGGCCCGTGAGGTCCTCGATGGCTTCCATTCCGACATTGACGTCGGCGAGAGGATCCGCCGTGTCGGTGGTGCTCCAGGGATGGCCAACGGCGTGCGGCGTGAAGTTGGTCTCGTTGTAAAGCAGATCGGCGATGCGCTTCTCCTGCCGGCGCAGGATCACGTCCATGCAGCGCTGGGTGGCCACAAGTTCGGCGTCGAAGTAGCGGCTGAGGCGCTTGACCTGCTTGTCGTCGATGGGCGACTCGAAGCCGTTTTCTTTGCAGAGGAAGTCATCCTCGCCGTACTGGAAGTCGTCACGGTTGTATGCGCCGCCATCAGCGCGGGCGGTCTCCGGAATGGAGAGCAGGGCTTCGATGGGGATGACCGGATACTGGCCGCCTTCGACATCGGTCTCGAACACGGGCAGCACTTCCGCGCCGATGTAGCCGCTTTTCGCGGAGTCGAGCGAGTACTCAAAAGCGCACGTGGCCAGTTCCGGCCGGATGATGGCAGTGGAGCTGTTGGGAGCGGGCATAGTGGTTCTCCTTGTTCACCGTGCCTAGGCGGACACGGTTTTGGCGCTGTTGAAGTCGTCGGGCAGCACCTCGATGATGGCGCCAGCGGCGGAAGCCCCTTCAAGGGCGGTGCCGATACGGCGATAGGTGCCCGCAGCCGTGGGCAGGGCCTGGACCTTGCCATCAGCGGCGGCGTACACGTCCGAGCCAGCGGTGATGGCGGTAGCGGCCTCCATTTCCATGGTGCCGTCAGAGGTCATCATCTTCACACAGCCGGGTTCGCCCGCCTGGATAAGCTCACGGGTTGCGCCCACGGGACGGTCCGTGGCCGTGGCGGTCATGACCACCAGCACGCCAGCCGAGAGTTTGCACAGGCGGTAAGCGGGGATGTCGGCGCCGCCGACGATGAAGGTCTTTCTGGGATCGTCAGTGTAAGGCATGATGTCCTCCTTAGGCCTTCTGGGCCTTGGGCTGCTGCTGTTGCACCCAGGCCTGGTGCGCCTCGGTGTGAGTGCGGGCCACATAAGCAATGGCCTGGGCCTTGGAGAGCTTGGGGTCGTCTTTCTGGGCCGCCGCCACCAAGGCCATGAAGTTCTTGCCGCCAGACTCCGCGCCATTCTTGAGCGGCGCAGCGGTGGCGTCAGCGAGCGTCTTCAGGGCGTCCTCCTGGGCCTTGCTAAGGGCTTCGTCCTTGGCCGGGGCGGTGACGCCGCCCAAGAGATCCTTGGCGGAAACGGCCATTTCCTGGGTCATGCCGGACTTGGCCAGGCCTTCGATCTTTGCGCCGGTTTCATCGCCGAACATGACCTTGACCAGGCCAACGACGCGGCCCTGCTCGGCCTGCACGGCCTGTGCGGAAGCGGCCTCGACTTTGGCCAGCTTCTCATTGATCTCGGTGGTGGCTTCGGCCTTGATGGCCATGACCAGGTCGGGATGTTCCGCCTTGAGCTGCTTCAGATCCATGGGGTCCTCCTGATGGGAAATTTTGGCTAAAAGGTTATCGCGCGTGCCCACCTCATCAACGAGTCCTTGCGCTTTGGCGTCTGCGGCCAAGAACACTTTTCCGTCCGCCCACTGTTCCGCGTCATCCGTCGTCAGATTGCGATTGGCGGCCACGGTATCCGTGAAAATCCCGTACAACTTGTCCAGGTTGCCCTGGATGACCGCGCGCGATTTGTCGTCCAAGGGTGCGGCATCGTGGCCGATGGCTTTGTGGCTGCCAGCGGTGATCATGGTGCGCTTGATGCCCGCGCTCTGATCGCGAGCGCTGCGGTCTGTATGGGTCGCGAGTACGCCGATGGAACCCACAGTGGCCGTGGGCGCAGCCGTGATTTGCCGTGCGGCGCAGGCCAGCCAGTATGCAGCCGAACACATGAGCCCATCGGTGTAGGCATAGACAGGCTTGATTTTGTCGGCCTGGGCGATGTAGTCGGCAAGCTCGGACGCGCCAGACACGGTCCCCCCGGGCGAGTCGACATCGAGCAGGATGTTGGACACGCTGGGATCGTCCAGGGCGGTCTGGATGGCCTCGCGGATGCCCGCATAGGTAGCGCCACAGTCGAACCCGAAGGTGCGCTTGGACAGCGTTCCGTCCACGGGGACGATGGCCGTGGTGCCCTGGGCCTTGGCCGCGCGGTGCTGCTGGCTGGCGCCACTCATTTTTGCGGCGAACGACTCCAAATCCGCACCGGTCGAGCGCAATTCAAGCAACTGGACAAAGCCCTCAAGAACCTCGGCTTTGATGGCCCATTGCTGGCCGTCGATAAAATCGGACAGGTTCATGTGTCGCGCTCCTGTTGCGGGTCTTGCTCTTGCTGCATGTCGGGCATGGTGATGTTTGAGGTGCTGATGGGCAGGCCAAGCTCCTGGGCCTTTTTGACCTCGCGCGCGCGCTGCTCCATGGTGGCCTCCCAGTCATCACCGCCCTGCTCGCTCACGATCTGGCTCAGCGTGGTGATGTTCTCCTCAAGGGCGACCTTGTTGGCGGCCATTTCCTTCACAGGATCCACATGGCCGCGCGCCGCGCCGATCCACATGGCGTTGCACCATTCGGCCTTGGCCTCGTAGAAGTCCGGCGCGTTGGCGGGCATATCCAGCAAGCCACGCAAAAAGGCCTCTTCCATGATCTGCTCGTAAACGGGCTGGCAGAACCAGTTGACCATTCCTGCGCGGTACAGCAGGTACACGCGCCAGGCTTCGAGCAACGATGCGCGAGCACTGGAATAATTTGTTTTAGAGAAGTCCTTCGCCAGGACCTCATAGGGCATGTTCGTTGCGGAAGAGAGACCGCGCAGCACGCGCTCCACAAAGGTCCCGAAGTTATTCCCAGGGCGGTTGGATTCAAGGACTTTGGGGATTTCACCGCTGCGGCCATACATGATCTGACCGGGCTCATATTCGCTGTAGATGCGGCCCTGGTCTTTCTTGGGTCCATTGAGAGGCTCCCCACCGGCAATGTCGTCAGCATTCTCTGTGGCGATGAAAATCGGGAAGCTGGCGGAGACGATGTTGGCCACCAGTTCAAAGTCCAGGTAATCGCCCAAGTCGCGGAAGCTTTTCATTCCTGGGGCCAGGATGCTTGTGCCGCGCACTTGTTCCGGGTCGCGGTGGAAAAAGCGGTGATAGACCACGTTGCGGTGGGCGCGCTTGATGGGCAGATTCTGGAAGTCCGAAGAAGTCAGGCGCAACATCACGCCATCGTCCGGGTTTGCAATCCAGCAACTCACCGGCTGACCACGGTCGCCCAACACAACGCCTTCGCGGATGTTGGGATCGCCCACCAGATCGATTGGCGTCCGCAACCGCTGGGGATGGATGCGCTGCAAAGCCGTGAAGAAGGTCCGGCCGGGTTCATCAACCTTCACCTGCAGGTTGATGAACTCGCCATGGATGAGAATGGAGCGGAAATTGACGAACTGAATGTCCGCAAACGAGCAGCAACTGCACGCATCGGCCTCACGGCTCCAGAGCTTCCAGGCCCATTCCGCGCTGGCGGAGAAAGCGTCCGCCTCTTCATCGGTGATACCAAGCCGTTTCATGTTTGGCTTGGCCTGCGGGCGAAGTCCGGTCCCGATGACGTTGACCCCCATGGACTCCACAGTGCCGGCTGCATAGGGGTCATTCGCCACCAGGTCATCGGCCCTGTCCTGGGTGAGCTTGCGCTCGCTGGATTCAGAATAACGGGAGTGGCGGAGCGGGTTCCAAGATGACAGGGTGCCTTTGCGGCTGCCGGAATCGCGACGCACCGGCATGGTGGCGGCAACCTCAAGGCCGCGCTCCGCCAGCATCATGCCCGCGCGCGCCTTCATGCGGTTGAGCCCGGCCTGCGGGCTCACAAAGGCGATGGCGCGATCTATGAAGTTCGCGGCGGTCATCTGCGCACCCGCCCAGGAACGACGCGCGGGCCGCCGGCCCTGGAAAGGGCAAGCTTTTCGCGATTGAGATATTCGAGGGTTTTCTGAATGGAGGGGAGATCGGCATTGGTGAAATGCGTGTCACCCATTTGGTAGGACTGCCCCGAGGCGACCTTGATTAAGGCTGTCTTGAAAGCCGCGATTTGCGTATCAAGTTCTGCGAGGGTCCAAATACTCATGGCCGCATTGTTAGCGCGGGCATAGAGTCTACGTCATGGACGTGGTGGACGGGGTGGACAGGGTGGACAGAAAGTAAGGTTTTAGCGAAAAACTTACATTGCTTTTTTCTTCACTCTCCCCAAAGGCGAAAATAGACTATCTATTTTGTTCTTCACTTGCCATAATCTCCTCGGGTTCTTCTCCCAACCTCCGATAATAAATTAAAAAAATCATAGTCAATTTCACGTATTTCATAAGGCCATGTCCCATGCATGGCGTCAATCTCATCCCCGCTAAACAAAAAACACAAAGCATCAGCTTCGGCATCGATTTTACTGTCGCCAATACCCCAAATTAAATTTTCTTCATCCACTGCTGCGAAATATAGTCGAGACATATCGCCTCCTTCATTAGCTGTTCCGCCCAGAACGACAATTTTTACTATGCGCCTTTCGTTTGGCGCGCGGGGCAATAGGTTCTGGCTGTTCCACATCGCACACACTGCGCAAATACGCCTCCACACCGGCCTCCGTCACGCGCTTTGACGTGCCGATACGATAGACTTGTCCGAGCTTACCCTGATCCGCGAGGTTGTGAAATGTCTGCCGACAAATGTCCAGGCGTTTGCACACAGCGCTGTAATCTAAGAGATTCGGACGAGCATGTGGCAAGGAATCGATATGGGGCATGGCTATCTCCTTCCCATCCAACTGGGGAGCTTTCTGCCGCCTGCTGCGGACGTTGATTCTGATTTTCTCGGAAGCTCTCTCGCTACCGCCACTTCCTCCGGCCGGGGTCTGTATTTGATTCGTCGCACTTCTGCGGCTATCAGGTTGTAAACACTGCAATCCCATCCATGGTTCGCCTTATGGTCCGGGCAATGCCACAGGCCATCATCGCCCACATACTCAGCTGTCAGCATGCGCGCCCAGTTCTCCGTGCACGTGGAGAGCAGATGCCAGGCCCCAGGGTCGGCAGGGTTGATTTCGAGAAGTGAGGACAAGCGGTTTTTGAAATAGTTCACGTCCGCGCGCAGCAGCTGCAAGCCGCCGGGGATCGGCTTCTTGTTGCCATCGCGTGTGGGGTAGTAGTCCAACTTGCTGAAGTCGAAGGGCTGGCGCATGCGCTGCTCGCCCTTGAAGGGGAAAACCCGGCCACGATGATGGCGGGCCCACTCATACACGTCGCTGGTCCGGTGCCCCTGCGAGTCGATGACCGCCAACTCCACGAAATAGATATTGCCTTCGGCATCGGTAATCGGCTCTTCCCAGAGCACGGTATCGAGAGCCTCAAGGGTGGTCACAAACCCGGCGCGCACCTGCCAGGATTCCCTGTTCGACGCCATAGCCCCAGGCGCGGATTTCATACCACCAGCCGTTATCCTGCGTATCCGCGCTGGCCGTTATTCCGGCGATGCGGCCGCCGGAAGGGACAATGCCCTCCGGCCGTGCGCCTTCGGTTTCACGCAAGGCCTTGATGCGATCCTCAGTGCGTTCCTCCCGAAAGTTTACCCAAGGTTCGGCCTTGAAGGAGTTCATGAAATTGCGCAGGTCCATCTTGTCTTTTTGGCCCTTGAGGAAAGCCGAAGCCACCTGCGAGAGCGAGACAAAAGGTGAGATCCACGAGGGGATATGAAAGCCAATTTTTTTCGGGTGGTGCGCCTTGAGATAGACCATAAGCTCTTGTCCCGAGCTGCTGCGCCACTCGCCCATGCGCACGGCTTTATCGCGCAGGGCGTCACTCCAGTGGCCCAGGCAGTGTTCGCATTCATACCAGGCCAGTTGTCCGTTCTCGACGGTCTCGGCATTACGCTCGTCCGCAGGCCATTTGATGCCGCCGGGCTTGGCGTCCTCGCCGCTCTCGCCGAAGCGCATAAGCTGCAAACAGCCGCAGAGCGGACAGCATACCCAGTAGCGGAACACAACCTGCGCCTCTCCATTCGGCTTCTCACCCAGCTTTGCAGTGCCCATCAGGCTGCGCCAGATAGGTCCGGATTCGACGCTTGGCGTGCTGATCTTCCAGATCTTCTTTTCGGTGCGATAGGTCGTTGTGCGCGCCTCGGCCAGGGAGATCGGGTCGGCTTCCTTTTTGCCCGCGGGAGGGTACTTGTCGATCTCATCAAGCACGAGGTTGCGGATGGGCTTGTTGGCCAGACCGGCTGTGGAGCTGGCCCAGGCGAAGTAGATGGACATGTGCTGCAGCTTCACTTCGAGCGTGGCCATGTCATCCTGATACCCCGTGGCGTATTCGTGCAGGCGCGGGGTATCGGTGATCATGGGTTGAATGCGGGACGTGCTGTTGTGCCGGGCCGTGTTTTCATCCGGGTAGACATACAGCGTCGGCGCCGGGTCGCAGTCGATGCTGTAGCCGATGCAGTTGTTGACGCACTCGGACAAGCCCACCTGGGGCGTCTTGCTGCAGATGATGACGCGCACAGAGGGAAACCATGAGGCGTCCATAACCCCTGTGAGGTAGGGCGTGGTTTCGTTTTCCCATTTTCCCGGGCGGCTGGACATGGTGACCATGCGGTGGGCGGCCGCCCACTGGGAGCAGCGCGCGCCGCGGCGGGACTTCAAAATTTTGCGCTCGCCAGTGTACAGCCGCACTTCATAGCGCAAAGGCATGCCCGCGGGCCGCATGCTCGCTGGCAGCTTCAACACCAGCACGCCGGGATCCTGGACAGGCATCTGCGGGATCAAGGCGATCATGGCTGTACCTCGCGGCCGAACTTGTCCAGACCCTGCACCAAGTCGCACGACACAAAGCCGTGCTTACCGCCGACCATGATCCGCCATTGGCCATCAAAGCAGCGGATCGGATCGCTCAAGGCATAGGTCTTGGAGCAGCCAAAGGACACCTTGCGGCTATGCGGGTTGGGCCATACGCGCACAGGCTGCCCCTTGCGCAGGTCCGGCTTGCCGCTTTCGACGTCAAACAGGCTGGAATGCTCCAAAAGCGCAGCAGCCACGATGCCGGCCAGACCTTCGCGGTCGAAGAATATGGCGCCAGTCTCACCAGGTGCCGACTGCACCCAGCGGCCCGAGGTGATGCTTCCCTGGCGGACACGCACTAGCCCCGCGCCCGCGTCGGGATGATCCCACAGGGTGGAGTCAAAGAGTTCAAGCTTCACGGTGTTGCCTTGAAACTTGAGCAAAATCGATTCCGATTTCTTGCGTGATTCTGCCATGATTTTTCAGGCAACCGGGTTGCCCGCCTCCTCTTCAAAGCTGATCTCAGCGTCATCAGGCGCTTCCGATTCATCCTCAAATTGCAGCACGATGCTTTCGGCATGGGCGTATTTTGAAAGCTGGCGCTCTATTAACTCCAGAACATTGCGCTGCAATTCGGCCGCGCGACGCGGATCGCCTGCGACAAGGTGGATCCAGTCAAGCACGTTGTTGGCCACGAGCTGCTTCAAGCCCGTCTTGAACGCCACGGCGCGCGCCGCCATGTCCTGTGAAACAGCGCTGCGCAGCACATACTTGCCCTCCTCCACCTCGCGCTTGCGCTTGGCCAGCAGCGCCTGTTCGCGGATCAGCTCGGCTCGGGCGTCCAGAAGCTGGCGCTGCTGCAGGGCCGCGCCCTCGCTTTTCCGCAGGCCTGTCGTCTTTTCCTTGAGGAATGCCTTTGCGTACTTGAGCGCGGCGGCCAGTGTGTAAACGCCATCGGCACTAGGCTGTATCTTGCCCGCGAGCTTGTGCCGAGAGATGGAGCTCTTGGTTATCACGTAACCTTCCGCGTCCAGGAAACGGCGCACGTCCTCAATCGTGTCGAAGACCTCCGGGGCCTGCTGCTCATGCATTGTCAGCCCCCAACATTGCAGCCGTCACCTCATCGCAGCCCAGATCCTTGAGCCAAGCGGCCAGGTCATCCGGGACGAGAAAGATCATCTCCTCAAGCGCGCTCGCGGGTGTCTCCGGGCCGCCCTGGGGCAGTAACAGACCGCCAGACTCGCCGCGCCGCAGGGCAATGCCATGCGTGGCCATATGCCGCGCCAATGCCGCCGCAGCACTCCGCATCGAGGTCGGGACCTCAAGACGCGCGCCCCCCTGAACCGCCCCACCAACAGGCAACGGTCCGTCGGTCGCAGATTCCGCAACCTTCAGGCGCAGCACAGGAGGCAGCCCAGCAGTCACCCAGACGCCGATATCGCAGCCAGCCATGTAGGCATCGCCGGGATCCTTGCCCACGGGCACGGGCCAGCGCTCGGCGCGGGGGTAGCGCTCGGTCCACCAGCCGTAGATGCGGCGAAGCTTTGCGGCCTTCTTGGGGTCGGCGTCGGCATCGGTTGGGGGCTCAAAGTCGAGAGCCACCAGCACGGCCAAGGCCTTGGTGAGCATCTGGTCCGTGTTGGCGTCGGGCTTGTGAGCCAAAGATCCGAGCGCGATTCCACCAGCAAGATTGCCCACGGACTGAGAGATGAGCATGGCGTCGAGCTCCGCCTCGACGATGACGAAAGCGCGAGCGTCAGGGTCGGTCACCAACGTATGCCGCGTGCTGCCCGGCACCACGATGTATTTGCTGTCGCCTTCGCGCAGGTGCTCCTTGGGCCTCCGGATGCGCAGCCGCACGGGGTTGGCCGTACCTTCCGCCGGTGCGTACACCGGGATGACCAGTCCGCGCGGAATCCAGAGTTTCTTGGGCGTCACGCCGTCATCCTTCATTTCGGTCGGCAGGCCCCAGCTCTCGCGCGGGCGGTAGATGTCCTTCCCGTGTTCGCCCGGGCACCAGCCCAGGTGAAAGCGCCGGACGCTCTCCTCGGTGATGCCGCGCCCGGCCAGATAGGCGAGCTGCTCAGCGTTGGCCAGCAACTGGCGATGCGCCCAATCCACCAGCTCGGCCGCGTGCTGCTGCCCGATGACCGGAGGCAGGCCGGGCCGGACCGGCGGCATGGCGCGGGGGAGTCCTGGGGGCGC